TCATCTGGACCATTGCCAAACAAGAACCATGAACGCAAAGATGAGTAATCCGCTTTGCGCTCATCTATCGAAACTAGACACTTTTGAATTAAATCAAGATAAAAAATTTCTCTAGCTTCGTTGTTCTCTGGGATTCTCATTTACTTTTTCACAGTAAGGTTCTCATGGTCTGCAATATAACTTGCCGCTTTAGGTCCCGTCAAGTTGCCAGCATCTTTTGGATTGAAACCAACGGACTCTCCGGCTACTGAACGGAACTGATTTCCTCCCAGTATAGACCCCATATTCATTCCGCCTTTGCCGCCCCAGATTGCCGAGTCCCCCGGGCGCGCTTCGCGCTGCTTTGATTCGGCTGCGGCTTTTTCGTGTTCGAGCTGCTTTTTGCTGGTTTTGTTTTTGCGCGTGAAGAAGCCGGCTTGGTTTTCTCCTTCGCGGGTTGACTTGATGTTTGACATATCAAAGTCCATAGCCAGTTGCTTAACCGTTTTATCATTTTTCCTAGTCCTTTGTGACATTAATGCTGGAGCTTGTAAAAAGACCAGCATGACTTCCGCTTCGCACCCTTTCATTGGGCATTGAGGTTTTCTAGCCTCAAAGTACCCATGCTTCTCACACTTATAGTCGTTGATTACCGCCATTGTTATCTCCCCTTCAGTTGCTCGTCAAGTGTTTGATTCGTATAATCGTTCATATTGCTTATACCCACCCTAATCTTAATCTCTCCGTTAATCACTTGCAAGCCCGTTGTTCTAGCCATTCTAGGTTTGGCTTCTCTGCGGAACTCTACAAATTTTGTTCGGTCTTTGTTTTGCATGATGGCTACTTCGCCTCGTATCCATGCGTCATAGCCCTTAGACACCCGGCGCTGGAGGTACTCGCCCATGTTTTCAGTCTCATAGATAAAGACATCTCTCATGTGCGCCTCGTTGACTCCGCAAACATCGGCAAACAAGTTAATGCTGATACCGCGATTGGGGTCACGCAAGAATTTACCGATAATCCTACGCAGCTCCGCTTTGGTTCTAACTTTACGGGTTTCCATACACACCAATGCGCTTTAAGTAATTACTTACATTCTTGCCAACTGCAATTTCTTCAGGGGTATGGTCTTCTTGGGCGCGAGATACTTGACGGGTAATCTTTTGAGCTATGAGGCGCGGTTGAAGCTGCTCTGCAAAAGCGGCTGCTGCCAAGGCGCTAGCAATTACTCGGTCATCTTTGTTGCGACCTGAAGCCTCAATGGAAGCTCCGTCACGCACGATGGTCTTCATTTCCTCAATCAAATCAAGGGAGTAAATTGCCATCATGCCCCGCTCAAAGTAATCCTTCATGTAGGAGAGCATCCGCTCCTTGGTTTGGGAAGTAGTTATCCAGCCAATGCTGTTAGAGATACCGCCCATGGTGTCATTACGGCGCCAGATGTAGTTTTGCATTGAACCTAAAACATCCATGAGTTTTCCGCCATACGCTCCGCCCATCGCAGACGCTTGCCTCTTGAGGTTACGCAATTCGTTAATAACGGCTTGCCCCGGACCATTGACTTCAAGGTTAAGGGTAGAGTTTTTGTAGGCACCCGCTAAGTGAGCAATCACCCAAGCAAATTGATAAGTGTTCATTTCGCTTGTAGCAAACTCAGCAACTTGCTCCATACCGTCAGCATAGCAACGGTACACTTGTATGCAAAAGCGGTCAGCCCAATCAGAACTACCGTAAGCGGGGTCAGCACCAATGACATAGTAAGCAGTATCAATTGGTTCCTCCCAGATTTTAAGCGTTGCAAGTCTTTCTGTTGACTTGACAACTTCAGTATCTTGGAAATTAGCGCCCATCGCATATCTGTAGCAATCGAAATTAATCTTTTTAGCAATCTTAACGGCATCTGTACACCTTGCATTAGAAAAGAAAGAACTGCCAGTCATCACAAAGGCATAGTCTTCGGTAGGCGGGAACTCTTGATACATGAGGGCGTCATCCTTAATGCCTTCAGCTAACTTCCAGCGCCACCACGCCATTTGACGGGAATTTACCTCATAGTTGTAGAGCTTCTTAATTTCTCTAGTCCATTCCTTCTCTTCAGAGGTCAGTTTTCCATCCCAATAGACCTTATAGACATCAGAATCAGGGTCAGCAGAGTAGAACTGGTTACGCCACCAGCCACAAAAGATTGCCTTTTGAGTACGCGCTTTCTTGGCAGTCACATACATATCGTGGAACATATTGAACCCCCGAGCGGTAGATTCAAAGATATACAGTCGTTTAGGATTGGATTCAGCTAACGAGGCTAGCAAGGAGGCTAATCCTTCCTCATCTCCCCATGAGCTTGTCTCTGTTCCATGGAGGAAGGTGATACCTTTGCCGCGACCAAGTGAACCTTTTGCTCTAAGCCCTGCGACTTGATAAAAGATACGGCTACGGTTTTTGAGGGAAAGACTATTCCGGTTATGGGTAAGTAATGGGATTCGGTACTCTTTGGGTAAACCGTCCATATAAGCGGCAAGCGTCCCCCTAAACATATCCCGGTTTTCCTCCGTGTCTGTAACCAAAGTGCCATTGAGACCTTGGTTAATGAAGTGCCAGTACAAGTCAAGTGCGAGTGAGATGGTTGTGATTCCAAGCTGCCGTCCTTTAAGGATTACAAAGAAATGGATTCCCTCCTCTAGTCCAGACGCTATCTCATCCATGACATAGGTTTGGGTACCGAGCAAGTCATCAAGGTTGCGTAAGCCTTGCTCTTTGGTTTCAATCTTGAGTTGGGCGCAAAATTGATAAAACTGCTTTAAATTAAATTTCATTTAGATGCGCTTCTAAAGTTATCCACATCCCAATTGGCAATAATCGCTCTTGCTTTAGGGTCTTTTGCCATCTTGATTAACTCTTTGTAAGTGCTTTCAGGGTACTTTCTCTTCCACTTGGCTGCTAGCTCAATCTTCTCTTTATCGTAGATACATTGGCAAGCATGAATCATCTCCGTTTTATAGATGTACCGGAGATACTCCAAATAGATACGGTCTTCAGCAGTCACTCGATGCGAAGTCATCATAGCCTTCTAAGGCTTCACGAAGGCGGATAATTTCCTTCTCAGCGTTAGATAAGAGCTTAGAGCTTTCAGTATGAACCCGCATTAACTCCATATAGAGTTCGGTATGGGTCATCTTCTGAACCCTATCCATATACATCCGTTTAGCTTCTTCCATGGCTAGGAAAGAAGGTCCTGTACCGTTCATCATGCCGTTCTCCATACTCTGACTCCTATCTCTTCTCTACGGGCTACAAACTTCATTCCAAGGCGTTTAGAGGCTCTGTAATTGGCGTTACACACGACTTGCAGCTTACCCCCTTCAATGAGGAAAGAATCGCCAATAGCCATCTCTTTATACGGGTAGGTCCTTCTGGGTTCGGGGAGCGGAACGCTCTTGCTTAACTCTATATTCATCATGCTATCCCTTATGTGCTATGTAGTCATTATACGCATAAATAAAAGATGCAGAAAAGAGAAAACTGATAATTTTTTTGGGGGGAAAGGGGAATGGGGCACGCACCTAAGCAGACCCAAACCCATTCAATGAACCGGATGCACGCGCTATCAGGTTTAAGAGGTGGTAACCGTCCTAGAACCCTTGTAACATAAGGGTTTAGTATTGTTTTATTGAGTATTTATCCCGATTACCCGATATTATGTAAAGTAACCCGGACGGGAGGGAGGTAATCTCTCAGTCTTCCCGCTTAACGATTGACCCTGTTATATATCTACTAAACAAGTAACCTAGTAAGCAAACTATCTTATATAGTTATTACTACTAATAGTTATTATATCTTATATTGTAATTACTATTGTATCTCATAAAAGCAACAATATTCTAAATAAGTTTACCTAATCGTCCTAATCCTGCTATACAATCTAACTTAGTAGTACACCTAAACAAGATTATTTAACTAGAAAAGAGGTCAATTATGAATAAGCAAGATATCGCGCAAACCATAACAGATGGAATTATTAAGCAATTAGAGCAGGGAACCGCGCCGTGGGTTAAGCCGTGGCATAGCAAACCTAATGAGGGAGCGCCTCATAATCCAGCGTCCGGCACCTATTATCGCGGGGCAAACTTTATTTGGTTATCCATGCTTCAATCTGCCGGCGCTTTTGGTACTTCCGACAAGTGGATGACATATAAGCAAGCGCAAGATAAGGGCGCGCAAGTGGTTAAGGGCGCTAAGGGCGTGCAAGTGATTTTCTATAAACCATTACAAGTGCAGGGCGCGCTTAATCCTACTACTGGCACGCACGATAGCAAGGTCATACCTATGATTAAGACTTATACAGTCTTTAATGCAGATTTTATTGAGGGTTTGCCGGTTGATGAGGTAATTGAGGCGCCTAAAACTGAATTTCAAACTATCGAAGAGTGTGAAGACTTTATCAAGTTATCCGGCGCGACAATCCAGCATGGGGGCAATAGCGCGCATTATGCGCCGGCGTCCGATTACATTCAATTACCAGCGCGGGAGGATTTTAAAAGCAAGCAGGATTACTACGCTACGGCGTTGCATGAATTGAGCCATTGGACCGGTCACAAGTCACGAATTGACAGAGACTTTAGCAAGTCAAAAAGATGGGGAGACTCTGCCTATGCTTTCGAAGAGCTGGTTGCAGAGCTTGGCGCCGCTATGTTATGCGCTCATCTTAAAATTGACGGTCAATTACAGCACGCTAGCTATATTGCCTCATGGTTAAAAGTATTAAAGCAAGATAGCAAGGCAATTTTAAAAGCCGGTGCAGAGGCGCAGAAAATCCTTGATTACTTGGTTAAGGTTGATGAGGTTGCGGACGCTAGCGAAGAGCTAAAAGCCGCTTAATAGGTTGCAATACCCTTGCCGGCGGGGTTTGCCGGCGTCCTAATCTAATGAGGTGAATTATGAATGTAATTATGACAATGGAGCAATACGAGAAAATCCGCCGCTTATCTGATTTTGCGGATTATTACCTAGATGACTATCCCCGCGATAGCTATCCGGAACAATACGATAGCGACAAGGAAGACATCACGCAAGCGCAGGAAGTTTTACAGCTCATAGATGAGTGCCTACTTAACGAGACCCCTAAATTTGAACCAGCACCGGAGGAATTATGAGCATTATTAAGCCAATCAAAAAGATAGTTAAGCCGCGCAAGGTCAAACCTAAGATAAGCCGGCGCATTGTAGAAAAG